GGTTACTCAAGTTCAATAGTAGAAGTAAAAACAGAAATAGAAGAAATATTATGAGAAAACTTGCTATAATAGGTGGATTAAGTTTAATGACTGCTGGTACTACTAATATGTTATGGCACAAGCAAAAGTTTAATAATAACCCTAATACATTTGCAATAGCTACAGGAGGGTTTTTTGTAGCTGTAGGAATAACCTACAAATTTTAATTAAAAACAAATCAAAAATAAAATTATGAATAAAAACAATAATATAGAAATAAATGAAACTACTGATTATGGTAGATTTAAATTTTTACATGGTAATAGAAATGTTAATAAAAACCATGTTCAAAGATTAAAAAACTCAATGACTAAAAATTACTTACACACTGTAATAACAGTCAACGAAAACTATGAAGTCATAGATGGTCAACATAGATTAACAGCTTGCTCAGAACTTGGACTCCCTGTTAAATATGTCATGCTTGAAAATTATGGTTTAAAAGAGGTACAAACTTTTAATGCAATGACATCAAATTGGACTACAGGTCAATATTTAGATTCATATTGCACCAAGGGTTATCAAGATTATATTGATTATAAAAGGTTTAAATTAAAATATAATTTATCACATAGGGAAAATATATTGTTATTATGTTCTCCTGATATTAGAACGCATGAAGAAAAATTTAAAAATGGTTCTTTTGAAATAATTAATTATAAAAAAGCGTGCTATTATGGGGATGAATTATCAAAAGTTGCTGAATTTTATAAAGGATACAATAGAAGGTATTTTGTAAGAGCTATATATTTTTTATTAAATAAATCTGAGTTTTCTATGGATGAATTTTTGCAAAAACTAACATTTCAAAGAACTGCACTTGTTGACTGCGTAAATAGAGATTCATATTTATCTTTAATTGAAGAGATATACAATTATAAAAGAAGAATGAAAATTAATTTAAAATATTAACTAAAAACAAATAAAAACAAATAACAATGAATAAAAAAGAAGAAACAATATATTGTGGTAGTGGTAAAGTTATGAATGACAAATGGTTAAAAGTGACTATTAATCCTACTAAAATCGCTGATTACATACAGGAGTATAACGGTAATAAATTCATCAAACTAAATATTAATATAAAAGATGAGCCAGACCAGTACGATAAAAATGTAAGTATTAGTGTTGATACTTGGAAACCAGAACCACAAGCAGAAACAAAAGCCGTTAGTGATACTTCAAATGATTTACCCTTTTAAATATAATGAAGCAATCGAAGGTCTTACAAGCATTGGGTTTAACGTCACAGGATATACAAAATATGTTAATGAACGGATACACAATGCCAGAGATAGCAAAGAAGTATAAAATAGAATACATTTCTTTAGTACAAGCATATAAAGTACAAAAGAAAAATTACAAGTATGTTGATTTTATACAACCTAAAAAAGAAGTGAAGGATATTAAAAACGTATCCTTCACATTCGATAAACTATATACTGAAGAATCACTTAACGAAGAAGAGCTAATTGCTTACTATAAATACGAATCAAAACACAAAGCATATTATGAATAAAGAAATCGCAAAAGAATTAAATACCAAAGCTAATCACATAGCAAAACTATATTCAAAAAAAGATAGAGAAGGTAATTATAATAATGAAGATTTTAAAGTAAAAGAAGCAATACCAACCTCTGACCATACAGCAACTGTTATAATGCAAAAGAATACAGGAAAGTTAGCTGCTTATTTTTTTTATTATATTAATCGAGGAAAAAGCAAAGGTTGGAAATATTTTGTTCCGACTGATTCTCATATAACTGGTATGAGAGCTTTTGAATATTATAAGCTACAATGCGAAAGAACAAACTATAAACACAATTTTTAATCAAATTATGAAACTAACAAAAAGAAAGGGTTTTAACTTTTTTAGAAGTTATTACGATGTATACAACGAATTAGAGAAAGATAGCGATAAAATACAATTTATTGATGCTTTACTGAATAGGCAGTTTTTAGGTGTTAAACCTACTAATTTAAAAGGCATGGCGAAGTTTGCATACATAAGTCAAACTAATAGTATTGATAGCCAAGTAAAAGGTTATGAAACAAAGACAGGCAATGCCCTATACCAAGACCCTAAGCAAGGGGGTAGCCAACCCCCTAAGCAACAAGAGAAAGGGAAAGTAGAAGAGAAAGAAAAAGAGAAAGGGAAAGAGAAAGTTGCAAAATTTAAAGACCCTTATTTAACTACAACATTTATAAAATGATAGTTAACAAAGAAGATAACTTACAATATTTATTTGCTTTTAAAGAAGGTAAAATTAAACGTGGTTTAGGTATTGGTAATGAATTTGATAATTGGTATGTTCATAAGCGTGGTAGCTTTACTGTTATAGTTGGCCTTGATAATGTAGGGAAAACTTTTTTTATGTTATGGTACTTTTTATGTATAAGTGTAAAACATAATGTTAAATGGTGTATTTGGTCTGGTGAAAATAGTTCAGGACAATTAACAAGAGATTTAATTCAAATGTATGCACAATGTAAATTAAATGAACTAAGTAAAGATGAAATTGATAAATACAATAATAAAATTTCAGAGTGGTTTACTTTTGTTAGTAATAAAAAAATGTATAACCATAAAGATTTATTAAAGATATTTAAACAAAGTAATTGTGATTCATTTGCTCTTGACCCCTTTACAGGTTTAAACCATGATAGAAGAGTAAACCAATATGAACGTAATTATTTAATATGCAATGATATAAGAGATTTTTGCAATACTACTGGTAAATCAATTTATGTAATGACACACCCAATGACAGAATCAGCAAGGAGAGTATTTCCACCAAATCACGAATATGCTGGTTATATACAACCACCAAGAAAATCAGATGTTGAGGGTGGTCAAGTGTTTGCGAATCGCTGCGATTCTTTCCTATCAATACATAGGTTTATTAATTCACCTGAAAGCTGGATGATGACACAAGTAAGAGTAGAAAAAATTAAAGACAAAGAAACTGGAGGAACACCGACTTTGGATAAGCCGCTATGCTTTGATTACAATAGTGGATTAGGATTTACAATTGGTGGTAATAACGTATTAAAACAAAAAAAATGAGATACACATATAAAAACATACAAGAGTTTATTAATTATAAAACTTGGAGTAATAAAAAAAAGATAGATACACTTTTAGAAATAGATTGCAGTTTGTATGCACATCTTGGTACTGATTCAACTAAAGCAGAGAAAGAAGAAGTAAAAAGAAAAAGCATAGACATATATAGAACGATAAAAACATTAGATAAAAAAATGGGTGATTTATTTTTATACTCAGAAGATTTGAAACAATGAACGATTTAGATTATACAATAACAAAGAACAAATTAGAAATATTGCTTTTAAAAGCACAAGAAGGTTTAAAGAGTGGTAAAGTAACACAAAGCAAATTAGATGCGGTAGAAACGCTGCAAAGTAGCTTAAAATGCATGCTGGAGCTTAGGTTTACAATTGATGAAATGAAAAACAAACAAACATTATTAACAATGCAAAATATAAAAGCATACAAAGAAACTGCAGAACTTAAGAAAAAATTTAATACTTTTAAAAAATAAACTATAAATTATGTATATAACAATATTATTAACAGCAACACATTTAACTTGTTTTGTAATAGGTATAATAGTAACACACATCATTGAAAAAAGATTTAAATAAAAAGAAACGAACGCTTAATGAGTACAGACAAACAAAGGACTCGTACTATATTAGCCCTGATAGTCCTGTTGAGTATAACATTGCTTTATTGTGTAGGATATATCCTAATGATGCCGAGTTAGGTGCTAAAATTAGAAAACACTTTGAAAAGATATGAGTTTAAATGCAAATCAAAAAGGTAAAAGGTTCGAGCTAAAAATTGCAAAAGATTTAGCTAAGAAATTTGATACTAATATTAGAAGAACACCTAACAGCGGTGGTTTAAGTATAAAAGGTGATATAATGACAACAAGCGGTATTCTATCTGAGTATAGCTGGGAATGCAAGAACCAAGAGAAATTAAATATCTGGAAAGCATTAGAACAAAGTGAAGGTGATGCACGTGGTACACTAAAAACTCCAGTAGTTGTATTCACTAAGAACTTTGAAAAAGATTACATTGCTTTGCAATATGATGATTTTGTAAATATACTTCTTGAATTAGATGAGTACAGAGGTAGATAATATACTACACATTCTAATAAGAGATGAGAAAACTTGGCTCAATATGGCTGAGGAAATAAGTAGCAGTAGCAAAGTACCAGCAAAAGATTTATTACACGATTTCTACATAGCTTTACATAGTAAAATTGATAGTGGTAAAGTAAAAATCAATGACATTCTGTATAACGATTCACTTAATAAAGCGTTTATATATAAGATGATGCACAATATTTTTATTGATACAATAAGAAATGATAAAGATATTTTAATTGATAAAGAACTAAAAAACATTATAGAAGCAGATAATGAACCATACATTGATATTGAAAAAGTAGTTGATGAAATAGTAAATGAATTTTACTGGTTCGATAGAAAGTTATTTAACTTATATAGAAAGAAGTTCCATAGCATTAGAAAACTATCCGCAGCAACTAATATATCACACGTAGTTGTATGGAGAACTATAAATAATTGTATTAAAGAAATAAAAAAAAAGATTAATGAAAAGTAAAGGTTTAGGAGATACAGTAGAAAAGATTACAAAAGCCACAGGTATAAAGAAAGCTACTGATTGGATATTTGATAAGTTAGGTAAAGATTGCGGATGCTCTGAAAGAAAGAAAAAGCTGAATTCTATGTTTCCATACAAAGTAGAATGCCTCAACGAAGAAGAATATATGTACTTAAAAGGTTTCTTTAACATTAATAAAAACATAGTAAACAACATAGAACAAAAACAACTATTAACAATTCACAATAGAGTATTTAACACCAACAAACAAAGCTCAAGTTGTGGTAGTTGTGTGAAAGGTTTAGTTGATACTATGAAAAGATTATATAACGAATATGAATACGAAAGAGAAAGCAAAAGCAATTGAAAGAAAACTATTAAAATTTTTTAAAGATGAAAACACAGAAAGTAAAAATAACACAGATAAAAAGGAATCCGAACAACCCAAGAATAATAAAAGATAATAAATTTCATAAGTTAGTTACTTCAATAAAAGAGTTTCCAGAGATGTTGGAAATTAGACCAATAGTAGTTAATAAAGATATGATTGTGCTTGGTGGTAATATGCGTTTAAAAGCTTGTCAAGAAGCAGGTTTAAAAGAAGCTCACGTAATACAAGCAGATAAATTAACAGCCGAACAACAGCGAGAATTTATAGTTAAAGACAATGTGGGTTTTGGTGAATGGGATTGGGATATGTTAGCAAATGAATGGGATAATACTAATTTAAAAGATTGGGGTTTAGATGTTTGGAATCCTGAAGAGGAAGTTGACTATTCTTTGTTAGATGATGAAGATTTGAGTAATGAGCTTGATGAAATGACAAACAATGTAAAGAAAGCTATTCAAATAGAATTTGATTTGGAGCATTATGAAGAAGCTGCTGAATTAGTTAAATTTTGGAGAGAGCGAGAAGCTTATATTGGCGGAATGATTATAGAACATTTAAGAAATGAAAAAAATAAAATTAAGTCATAACAATATTGAATTTATTTCAAGGGTCGGAACAAGTGATGAAAAAACCTTCAAAGAAGTTATTGTAAATAATGTTTACGAAAGAAAACAGTTTAAAATTAACAAGGGTGAAAGGTGGGTTGACTTAGGTGGCAACGTTGGTGCTTTTGCTTTAGTTGCTCTTTCTAAAGGTGCTGAGGTAGATATTTACGAGCCAGACCCGTATAATTGCAAGATGATAGAAGAAAATTTAAAGTTAAATAATTATGATGCAAATATATTCAACAAAGCAGTAGTGGCTAACGACAAAAAGAAAATGAAAATGTATGTAGGTAATGATATGCAAGTATGGAGAAATTCAGTTTACAAAAATTGGGGTAATCAAAGTTTTAATGTTGATTGCATACACTTCTCAGAAGTTTTAAATGATACTAATTTATGTTGCAAGATGGATATAGAAGGTGCTGAAATGGATATACTTGAAAACATGAAGTTATTTCCAAAAAAGATGGTTGCTGAATGGAGTTTAGATATAGATACAAACTTAAACAGGTACAGAAAGATTGTAGACAAATTAAAAGTTTCATATTCAAATTTTGTATATAGTAAATATTTATATAATTTACCAGACGATAAATTACCAACAAACATTTTTCCAAAAGCAGATAATTTTTATTGTTATGAATAAAATAGATTTAACACAAATAGAACATCAAACAAAAATTGGCGATATATGCGGACATATAGAACCGAATATAAAAGAAGATAGTATATTTTACTCAGATGGTGAACCAATAGGATTTTACATTAAAGATATTTCCAAACATTCTGAAAAAGCATCTAAATTAGCAGCACTTGCAAATAAAGAATTAAGAAGTAAGAACGTGCCAAAAAGTGTAATGAAACGTTCTTCAGGTTTTGCCGATTCTGAAAATGAAGTATTACAATATTCTACAATTATTGGGAGTGTACCCCCTAAGCCACATATGAGAAGACCTTACCCAACAATAAGCAGCGTACATAATGTAAAATCTGCTCAAACGTTTATAAAATCTATGTTGTTGCTTTGTAGAGAAAGTGAAGATTTGATAAAAAAAATAACACCAAATGTGTATGAAAATCAAGTTAAATTAATTGAGGAAAACGTACCTAAAGATTGGAGATTTAGCAAACTATTTACAAGTAGCATATCTAATTATAATATTCCAGCACCTTTTCACAGAGACAATGCAAATATTAAAGGTTGTGTTAATGTAATTATAGCAAAGAAAAACAACGCTACAGGGGGCAATACAACTGTACCTGATTATGGTGCTACAATGGATAGTTGTGATAATTCAATGCTTGTTTATCCAGCATGGAGAAATGTTCATGGAGTTACACCAATTGTGCCAACATCAAAAGGTGGTTATAGAAATAGTTTAGTATTTTACCCTTTAGCATCATTCAAAAAATATAAGTAATGGCAAACGAACAAAATATAAAAAAACACGAATTTAAAAAAGGTCAAAGCGGTAATCCAAAAGGAAGGCCAAAAGGAAGTTTGAACAGAAGCACAATAGCTCGAAGATGGTTAGAAGCCACAAGGAAAGGAAAGAACCCTATTACAGGAGAAGAGGAGATTTTAACACAAGAAGACGTTATTACATTAGCTTTAATACGTAAAGCAATGGAAGGTGATGTAGCAGCATACAAAGCATTAATGGACTCAGGTTATGGAACAGCAAAAGACACTGTAGATATTAATACAAATAATGTTGGTTTTGATTTTGATGAAATGATGAAGAAGTTAAGCAATAATGCTAAATGAAAAGTTTAATATATTTCCTAACAATACAAGATACTATTTACTAACTGGTGGTCGTGGTTCTGGAAAATCATTTGCAGTTGCTTTAAATACTCTTGTTCTTTCTTTTGATAATAAATGTCAGCATAAGATATTATTTACAAGATATACATTAAGGTCAGCATCTATTTCTATAATACCAGAATTTAAGGAAAAGATAGAGTTAATGGAATGGGAGAATTTATTTCATATAACCAACAATGAAATAACTAATCTTGAAACTGGTAGTAAGATTTTATTTAGAGGTATTAAAACAAGTTCAGGAGACCAGACAGCAAATCTTAAATCGTTACAAGGTATAACAACTTGGATAATAGATGAAGCTGAGGAAATGGTTGATGAAGATATTTTTGATAAAATAGATTTTTCAGTTAGACAAAAAGGTGCAAAAAACAGGGTTGTAATGATTATGAACCCCTCAACAAAAGAGCATTGGATTTATCAAAGGTTTTATGAGAATTCAGGAGTGCAAGCTGGTTACTCTGGAATAAAAGGAGAAACAACGTATTGTCATTCTACTTACTTAGATAATGTAGAACATCTTTCAGAAAGTTATCTAAATAGAATCAATGAAATGAAACAACGTAGACCTCAAAGATATAAACACACTATTGAGGGTGCTTGGTTAGAAAAAGCTGAGGGGGTTATATTTACTGATTGGAGCATTGGAGAATTTAAACAAGTAGGCAAAGTTGTTTATGGCCAAGATTATGGTTTTAGCAATGACCCCTCAACATTAGTTAAAACGAGCATAGACAAAGAAAATAAGGTTATTTATATTCAACTATGTTTCTATCAAACTAAATTAACTACAAGCGAGATATTACAACTAAATAAAAAGTTTGCAGCAGATAATTTAATAGTAGGTGATTCAGCAGAACCAAGATTAATAACAGAACTCAGCAGAGATTGTAATGTTGTACCAGCTATCAAAGGTCAAGGTTCAATAACATTTGGTATTAGTTTACTTCAAGATTATGATTTAGTAATAACTGAAGATAGCACAGAACTAATTAAAGAGTTAAATAATTATTGTTGGTTAGAAAAGAAATCACAAACACCAGTAGATAACTTTAACCACGCTATTGATGCGTTGAGGTATGCAGTTAGTTATCAATTACAGAATCCAAATTTAGGAGAATATCATATTTATTAATATATTTGTTATAGCAAAATAACGGAATCGGGTCCTAACTATTTTGTTTCATAAAAAAGGTAGTCGGCAAAAGAGCGTTACCTTTTTTTTTATATTTGTATATAACGATTCACTAATTTAAACGTTTATATATAAATGAAGCTAACTATTAATATACCAGAAACACTTAATGAGGTTACTTTAAAGCAATACCAAAAGTGGTTAAAGATTGCTGAGGGTAAAGAACTGGATTCATTTCTACAACAAAAGATGGTAGAGATATTTTGTAATATACCACTTAAACAAGTATTACAAATTAAAGCATCTGATATAAACAACATCTGCGAAGAACTTACAAAACTATTTAATAATGAACCTAAATTTATAGATAGGTTTACAATGAATGATAAAGAGTTTGGTTTTATACCAAAGCTGGATGATATTTCTTTTGGTGAATACGTTGATTTAGATACATACCTTGCAGATTGGGAGCTGATGCACAAAGCAATTGGTGTTTTATATAGGCCAATAACATACAAGAAGAAGAAGCAATACTTAATAGAAGATTATGAAAGTTCTGATAAATACGATATGTCAGAAACAACTTTAGATATTGTATTTGGTTCAATTGTTTTTTTTTACAGTTTAAGAAACGAATTACAGAAAACTATCCTGAGTTATTTAGCAACACAACAGGAGATAGAGCTACCTCAGCATCTGCGGGATTCTCTGCAAAGTGGGGCTGGTATCAATCTATCTACGGACTTACTATGGGGAACATTCTTAAATACAATCAAATTACCAAATCAAAACTACACACCTGTTTAATGCATTTAGCATTTGAAAAGGATAAATATGAATTAGAACAACAGATATTAAAAAGAAGCCAACGATGACAAAGCAAGATATATTAGAAGAATTAACAGAACGTAATTTATTAATTGAGAATGAACACATAATTTTAGTTGATGGTTTTGAAGAGGCTTTTTTAGGTATTACAGCTAACAATCCAATACAAGCAATTTACGATTATTGGATATGTTTAGATTTATTAATACAACGTGATAATATGGATTTTGATGATGCTATTGATTCTCTTAATGAATTTATAGAACAAGATTTAGGTAATCATACACCACGATATATTAAAATAATATGAATAGTTTTTATAACATAATAGATAAAATAAAAGAAGTAATTGCAGCAGAACCATTTAACAATGAAATATCATTTGGTGATATTGCTGATATTGATTTAAAGAAGCAAAGTTTGTTTCCGTTAGCACACGTAATGATTAACAATAGTACAATAAATAACAATTATGTAACTTTTAACATTACTATTTTCTTTATGGATTTAGTTGATATTAGCAATGAGCAAACAAACGATTTATTTAGAGGTAATGATAATAGGCAAGATATATTAAATACTCAATTAGCATTAGCCACAAGAGTTATGCGAGTTTTACAAAAAAGTGATTTATATAGAGATAAGTTTGAAGTAATTGATACTGCAAGTTGTGAACCTTTCACAGAAAGATTTGATAATATGCTTGCTGGCTGGGCTGTTACTTTTAATGCTGGTACTAAAGATGAAATGACTTACTGTTAATGGGAAAGTTTCAAGAAGCATTAGAGAAATACGCTAAGTACGTTATACAACAGTCAAGGAGCAACCTAACTAAAAAGAAAAATAACGCATCTAAACAACTATATAATAGTTTAGAGTATAAAATTAAAGGTGATAAAGTTTCGTTTCTTAGTGAGAAGTATGGAGAGTTTATAGATAAAGGTGTTAAGGGTTCAAAAACAACATATCCAGAAAGTTCAGCAAGTCCATTTAAATACACTACTAAACAACCACCAAGTTCAGTATTTGATAAGTGGAGTATAAGAAAGGGAATAGCACCAAGAGATAGTAAAGGAAGATTTATTAAAAGGCAATCATTAAATTTTTTAATTGCAAGAAGTATTAAAAGCAAAGGTATTAGAGCAACATTATTTTTTACAAAACCATTTGAACGTGGTTTAGATTTATACGGAGATGAAATAGTTGCTGGTTATTTAGAAGATAATTTAAAAACACAATGAGTACAATAATTAGAACAAGAAGCCCATTTTTTATAAGAACGCCACAAGAAGCAGATAGTAGTTTAAGTTACTTTCAAATTAACATAACTGTGTTTGGTGGTTTAAGTACATCAACAGAAGTTTGTGATGATTTATATGCTACCTATGCACTACAAAAAAAACCATTAGGAGCTGAAAACTCTGTTACTGTAGATATTAGTGAAATAGTAAACGACCATATAGAACAAATATTTACTGGTACTTATTCTGCATCTTCAGCAACAAGTTCTATTTGGGTAACTGTAGCAACTTCAGCAAGGCAATCAGATGGCACTGTAATTGGTTCTGTAACATCAAATACTTACTTAGCGCAAGAAGGATATAATAAATTTAAAGAAGGAGTTAACTACACAACGGAACCTATTGCAATGATAACAGGCACTCATTTTGAATATCATAAAGGAAGCACACTAACAATTCCAATAAACGTTGAAAGAGTAAGCCAAGTTGAATGGATAGGCAGTAATGGTGTTTCAGTTAGAACAGATACATTTACTGATAATTTAAATCAAAATCAAAAAATACAATTTGCTCAATTAACAGCAACAGATGTTAAAGACATTGCAAGAGTTAAAATTACTTATGACACATCAAGTTTTACTACAATTTACACAACAAGAATTGAAGAATGTAAATATCCTGTAAATAAAATAACATTTGTAAATAGGTGGGGAGCAATGCAAGATTTATTCTTTTTTAAAAAATCTGTAGATAGTTTAGAAAACAGAAGCGAGAACTTTAATAGAAGCATATTTGAAGCAAGAGCAGTACATCTTGACCCACCTGAAGAAGTTGGCCAAGATTGTCAAGAATCTTTAACATTTAATACTTACTCAACCACAGCACACGCGAAGAAAACATTTAATGCAAACGCAACTGAAAGTGTTTTATTAAATAGTGGCTTTGTCAATGAATTAATGAATCCATTTTTTGAGGAGCTAATGGTTAGTGAGTACATCTGGTTAACTGATTCAAGTGCTAACATATATCCAGTTAATTTAAAAGAAAGCTCATTTACTAAAAAAACAAGTTTAAATGATAGATTAATAAACTACACAATGAGTTTTGAAAAAGCATTTGATTTAGTAAATAATATTAGATAATGCAGAAGCTAATTCTATACATACAACCACAATTAACAAACACAACTACTACTCAAGATTTTGTTAGAGTTGATTTAATGGAAGAAGAATTAATTTCATTAACTCAAGTTATTCAAGATGTAAGCGATATAGATAAAGTATTTACTGATTATAGTAGAACTTTTAATATCCCAGCATCTAAAACAAATAACAAAATTTTTAAGCACTGGTATAATCCAGATATACAAGGATTTGATGCAAATGTATTTTGTGAATCAAGAATTGAATTAAACCACTTACATTTTCGATTTGGTAAAATACAATTGAATGAAGTTGTAATGAAACACAATGAGCCATCAATGTATAAAGTAACATTCTTTGGCAACACAGTATCTTTTAAAGATAAAATTAATGATGACCAGCTTTCTGATTTAGTTTGGTTAAATAATTTTAATCACGATGCAGATGCTGACTATATTAAAGCTGCTTTAGAATTTGGAAAAGATGTTACTGTTGATTCTGTAAGTTATACAGATGCAATAATATATCCATTAATAGCGCATTCACAAAGTTATATTTATGATGGCACAGGAAGTCAAAGCAATGGTTTAAATATTAGTAATCATCAAAACGCATCACATCTTGGCAAACGTGGTGTATTTCCAGAAGATTTAAAACCAGCTATTCCAATTAAGAATATTATTAAGGCAATTGAAGAACAATACAATATAACTTTTAAGACAAGTGAGTTTTTTGATTCTACTGCAATGAATAATTTGTATTTATGGTTACATAGAGCAAAAGGAAGAATTACTGGTGATTTAGTTACTGAGCTAACTGGAACAAGTTTTGTTTGTCAAACAACTGCTAACTGTGTTCATTATAATGGTACTGCATATGATTCAGTACAATTTTCTCAAGGTGATTATGTTTTTACACAAAGGTTTTCTGAAAGCGGTAATCCACCAACTCCAATGGAAGAAGGGTTTAAATTTACTGTTACTATAACACCAGCATCAAGTACAATACCTTATACAATAGAAATAGTAGACAGCTTAACAGATAGTGTTGTAACGACTGCAAGTAATTTATTAGGTCCACAAAGTCATTCTATTGGTTATGGTTTTGGTCAATCGAATTCATTAGCATTAAATGAATCAAAAAGATTATTTGCAAGAGTTAGAAGTGTTGATGCTTTAACTTTTTCAGCTTCACTTTCATTAGAACATTCTTTTTATGACCCTAATACACAAAATAGAGATTATGGTTTAACTGCTAATTATAATAGTCAATCTTCAAGTATTGTAACAAGTGCCACAATAATAATTACAGAACAAATACCAGAATTATCAATTAAAGACTTTTTAAATGGTTTGTTTAGAGCATTTAACTTAACTGCATATGTAGATTTTAATGACCAAATAGTTGTTAAAACTTTAGATAATTATTATGCTGGTGGTGATACTTTTGATATTACAGAATATGTTAAAACTGATGAGCATACAGTAGGAGAAGCACTACCATTTTCAAATGTAGATTTAGAATACTCAGAACCTAAAAGCATACTTGCACAAACTTTTAGAAGTATGAACAATAGAAGGTATGGTGAATTAAATTATATTGGTGATGCAACAAAAAAGAGTGAATACAAAATTACTTTACCATTTGAGCATATGTTGTATGAAAGGTTACAAGATAAAACAAGTGGTGCATTAAGTACAGTTCAAGTTGGAAGTTTCTTAGATGATAATTTAGAACCAAGTATAGGCCAACCACTTTTATTTTATAGTATATATCAACAATCAGCAGATGAAGTACATTTTGTTTATAATACAAGACCTGAAGTTTATGGTGCTTTAGCAAGTAATACATCAAATGACCAATACGATTTAACAAGCTATTGGATACCAAGTGCTTGCAATGAATTAGGTACATCAACAACAGCACCTACATATAATTTAAATTTTGGTAGTGAAATAAATACCTATACACTAACTGATTATGGTGGTAATAATAACAGTTTATTTCAAACTTATTATACTAATTACATCACAAGAGTATTTAACAAGAAAACAAGAATATTTAAATTCTCTGCTATACTACCACTTAAAGTATTATTAAATCTAACCTTAGATGATTTAATTGTAGTTGGCACAAGAGCTTATACGATAAATAAAATGTCTACTAAATTACAATCAGGAGAAACAAATTTTGAACTATTAAATGAACCAACGTGAAAACAATATTAGAAGCATTAGAATTTTGTAAAGAAAATAATTTATATAGTGAACATATAAATATAGCATTAGGTATTAATAAAGTACCATTAACACTTAAAGAAGGGTTTAACCAATTAAGAATGAAGAAATGAGTAAAGAAGTAATTGTAACAGTAAAAGCAGACACAAAAAACGCTCAAACTAACGTAAAAGATTTAAACAAAGATTTAAAAGAAACTAAAGGCGATTTATCTGGTGTTGAGAATTTAGCAGATAAAGCTACTGGTGGGTTAATTAGCGGTTTTAAGGGTGTTACATCTACTATTGGTGGAGTTGTAAAAGGTTTTAAAACTATGCGAATGGCAATTATTGCTACAGGTATAGGTGCTTTAGTTATCGCTGTTTCATCATTAATGGCTGCATTTACGTCAAGTGAAGAGGGAGCAAATAAATTTAATAAAATACTTGGTGTACTTGGTGCGGTAGTAGATAATTTTATTGACTTACTTGCTGATTTAGGTGAAAAATTAATATCTGCTTTTGAAAATCCAAAAGAAGCTTTAATGTCTTTTGTTAACTTATTAAAAAACCAAGTAGTTAATAGAATTACAGGTTTATTAGAGTTAATACCTCAGCTTGGAAAAGCAATTAAATTAGTTTTTGAAGGTGAATTTTCTGAAGCAGGAAAAGTAGCAACAAACGCAGTAGGAAAAGTAGCATTAGGCGTTGAGGATGTCACTGAAAAAATACAAGCAGCAACACAAGCTACAAAAGAATTTATTGAAGAAAATATTAAAGATGCTGAAGGTGCTGCAAAGGTTGCTGATATGCGAGCAAAAGCAACTAAACTTGAAAGAGAATTATTAGTTGAACGTTCTAAGTTAGAAAGTGAAATTGCTAATTTAAGGTTAAAATCAAGACAAGAAGAAGAATTTGGAGCAGAAGAAAGGAAGCAAGCTTTATTAGATGCACAAAAATTAGAAGAACAATTACTTGCTAAAGAAACAGAGGTTTTAGAATTAAGAAGAGATGCACAAGTTGAGGAAAACACTTTTGCAAGAAGTAATATAGAAAACCTTGATAAAGAAGCGAACGCAATTGCAGCAGTTAACAGAATAGCAGCAACAAGAGCAAACCAACAAAGAACTACACAAAGAGAGTTAAATACTCTTAATAAACAAATCTTAGCAGAAGAAAAAAGAATTGCTAACGAAAAGAAAAAAATAGCTGATGAAGAAATTAAAAGAAAACAATTAGTTATTGATGCAGATGCAAAAGCACTTGCAATAAAAAAAGCTGCTGATGAAAAAGCACAACAAGAAGAATTAGTAAGAGAGGAGCAACAATTTAATTTATTACAAAAATTAAGAAACACAGCTCAAGAACAAGAGTTATTTGAATTAACACAACAATATGAAAAAAAGTTTGAATTAGCTGAAGGTAATATTGAATTAGAAAAAGCACTTGAAATACAACGTAATATTGATTTAGCAGAAATAGAAGATAAATATGCAAATGAAGCTAAAATAAAAAGAGATGCTATTAATAAGAAAGATGCAGAAGATGCACAACGTTTACAAGATTTAAAAACTGATGCTGTTCTTACTGGTTTAAATACAATATCAAGTTTAACTCAAACATTTGCTGGAGAAAGTGTAGAACAACAAAAAAAAGCATTTAACATTAATAAAGCGGTTGGTATTGCTTCTACATTAGTTCAAACTTTTCAATCAGCACAGGGTGCTTATTTATCACAGTTAAGCATACCATCACCAGATGCGCCAATAAGAGCTAATATAGCAGCTGGTATTGCAACTGCTACAGGTTTGGCTAATGTTGCAGCTATTGCTGCTCAAAAGTTTAAAGCACCTTCAAAACAAAAACCATCTAAAGAAGAAGGCGGTGGTTTAACATCGCCTACACAACCGCCAAGTTTCAATGTGGTGGGTGCAAGCGGGTTTAACCAAGTGGCTGGAGTTTTAGGACAACAACAGCCATTACAAGCGTTTGTAGTAGCTGGGGATGTTACTACCGCACAACAGCTACAAAACAATACAGTACAACAAGCAACTTTTTAAAATAAAATACAATGGATATAATAGAATTAATATTAGATGAAGAAAACGAAGAGATGGTTGGAATAGATGCGGTAAGCATCGTAGAGAATCCAGCTATTGAATCTGACTTTATAACCTTAGCAAGTGATGAGATACAACTTGCAAAAATAGATGAAGAGAAAAAACTACTTCTTGGTGCAGCACTTATACCAAACAAGCCAATATTTAGAAAGCGTAATGAAACTATGTTTTATGTTTACTTTTCAAAAGATACAGTGAGAAGAGCAAGCGAATTGTTTTTTCAAAATAGCAATCAAAACAATGCAACCTTAGAACATCAAATGAGTGTAAATGGTTTAACTGTTGTTGAAAGCTGGATTGTAGAAGATACTAAAATGGATAAATCAGCTAAGTATGGTTTAGAAATGCCAGATGGTACTTGGATGATTTCAATGAAAGTAGAGAATGATGAAATTTGGAATGATTATGTTAAAACTGGTAAAGTAAAAGGTTTTAGTATTGAGGGTTATTTTGCAGATAAAGCACAAATTAAAAAACCAGATACAAAAGCAGAGATGGCAGCTATTGAAGAAGAAGAAGCTGAATATATGCTTAGTAATATTAAAGCACTAATCAAGAAAGATAAAAGAACTAAATCAGGTAAAAAGATAGAATTAGAAACTTATAATGATTATCCACAAGCAGTTAGTAATAATGCTAAAAGAGGTATTGAACTAAACGAAAAAGTTAATAATAAATGTGCAACACAAGTTGGTAAAATAAGAGCGCAACAATTAGCACAAAAAGAAAACATCAGTTTACAAACTTTAAAAAGAATGTACAGCTATTTAAGTAGAGCGCAAGAATATTATGATGAAGGAGATAAAGAAGCGTGTGGAACAATTAGTTATTTATTGTGGGGTGGTAAAGCTGGTTTAAGATGGTCAGAAAGTAAGTTAAAAAAACTCGGTGAAATTAATTTAGCTTCTATGGTAGTTGATGAAACTTTTGCAATTATAGATGACAGATTAGCTTATAGCACACAAGAAAAAGCTGAAGAAATGGCTCAGAATATAGGTTGTGAGGGTTTTCACATTCACGAGTTTGAAGGTAAAAAATGGTATATGCCTTGTAAAGAACATATAAAAAAATAATTATGAAAAGTAAAAAATTTAAAACACCAAGTAATACATCACCTAAAAATACTAATAGAGGTTGTCTTTGTCCTGATGGTAAAAGATATAGCAGAAAGTGTTGTGATGGTTCACTACAAGCGCAAGGTATAGGTTCTATTACTGGTAGTAATTAAAAAAGCATTTATCAATTTAAAGTTTGGTTTTTATTGTTTTTGTTTGTTTTGGTTTAAAATCTTTTCTCCTCTTCTCCATCCTTCAATGTAGTAATCAATATTATTAGGGTCATAACCTAATTCTTTAATTTTTGATTTCAAGAACTTATCTTGTACAGTTCTAAAATTATAGTTATAACCTAATATTTCAAGAAAATTAAATCTGTCATATTTACTTGATTTAAGTTTTTTTGTTGGGTTGTTTGGGGTTGATTTCATTTCTTTTAATTTTAATTAATTATTTATGTAAATATAATTATAAATATTTAATAAACAAGCATTTTTTAAAAAAAAAATTAAAAAAAAATTAAAAAAAAATATAACAGTAAAGGTTTTCAAACGTTTATAGGTATATACTCAAATTATGAAAGCAAACGAAATACTAAACAAAATAAAAAATATTGTTGGTGAAAAAGTTGAACTTTCTGAAGAAAAAATAGAAATGGCTGAAATTACATTAGAAAATGGTACTGTACTTGTTGCAGAATCTTTTGAAGCTGGTAAATCTGTATTTATTAAAACTGATGATGAGCAAATTGCTCTACCAATTGGTGAATATGAATTAGAAGAAGGCAAAATTTTAGTTGTAACTGAAGAAGGTTTAATTGACAGTATTAAAGAAGCTGCTGAAGAAGCGGTCGAAGAAGAAGAATTATCTGAAGAATCTGAAGAAGTTAAAGAAACTGAATTAGAGGAAGAAGAGAAAAAAGAAGAAATGAACTATGTAACCAAAGAAGAGTTTACATCTGCTGTTGAAGAAATCAAAGCAATGATTGACGAAAAACTTGGTAACAAAGAAGAAATGAAGGAAGAAGTAAAAGCGGAAGAAAAAGAAGAACTTTCTGCTGTTGCTCCTGAACCTGTAAAACATAATCCTGAAGCTGAAGTTGATAATAAAGTGAATTTTCATATTGGAAGCAATAGAACAGCTACAACTAAAGACAGGGTTTTTGATAAAATTTTTAACAATAATTAAATAAAATAAAATGGCGAATAGTTTAAATACACCAATTACAAGTACTTATGCTGGTGAGTTTGCGGGGAAATACCTGTCAGCAGCTTTACTGAGTGCTAATACAATTGATAAAGGCGGAATAGAAGTAATGCCTAATATCAAATATAAGTCTACAATGAAGAAAGTAGCAACTGCATCATCTATTATAGGTAATGCTGCTTGTGATTTTTCTGGAACTGCAGACCAAGTAACATTAACTGAAAGATTATTACAACCTGAAGAATTTCAAGTAAACCTTGAGTTCTGTAAGCAAGATTTCCAATCGGATTGGGAAGCTGCTCAAATGGGATATTCTGCATTTGATAAAATGCCACCTAAATTTTCAGATTTCATTATTGGCCACGTAGCTGGTTTAGTAGCTGAAAAAACTGAGCAAAACATTTGGAAAGGTGTTAATGCAAACGCTGGAGAATTTGATGGTTTAACAACTTTAGCTTTAGCTGATGCTGATGTTATTGATGTAGCATCTCACGCTGCTGTAACTGCTGCTAACGTAATTGATAAATTAGGTTCTATTGTTGATGCAGTACCTTCTGCACTTTACAATAAAGAAGATTTACACATTTACGTATCACAAAACATTGCAAGAGCTTATGTTAGAGCTTTAGGTGGTTTTGCTACTTCAATTGGTGCTGCTGGTACTGATTCAAAAGGAACACAATGGTACAACGCTGGTGGACAACTATCTTTTGATGGTGTGAAAATATTTGTTGCTAATGGTTTAGCTGATGATACTGCAATGGCTGCACAAAAATCTAACTTATACTTTGGAACTGGTTTATTAAACGATATGAACGAAGTTAAAGTACTGGATATGAGCGATTTAGACGGAAGTCAGAATGTCAGAGTAATAATGCGTTTTTCTTCTGGTGTACAATACGGAATAGGTTCTGATATAGTTTTATACCACGCCTAAGAATTAATTAATAACAAGGGGGTGTGATTCCCCCTTTATTTAAATTTTAATAATATGGCTTGCGATTTAACAGCTGGTAGAAAAGTACCTTGTAAAGATGTAATTGGTGGTATTGTTAGAGCTTGGTTCATTGATTTTGGTGAATTAGGAACTGTAACAAAAACTGCTGATGAAATTACAGATATGACAGGTACAATAACTGCCTTACAATACGATTTAAAAGGTACTAATAGTTTAGAAACTGCTATTACCTCAAGTAGAGAGAATGGAACAACATTCTTTGAAGAAACATTAACTTTAACATTACCTAAACTATCTAAAGAAGATAATAAGGAACTGAAGCTGATGGCTTACGGTAGACCGCATATATGTGTAGAAGATAGAAACGGAAACTTCTTTTTATGTGGTTTAGAACACGGAATGGAAGTTACTGGCGGAAGTATAGCGACTGGTACTGCATTTGGTGACTTAAGTGGATATAGCTTGACTCTGACAGGTCAAGAATTAGAACCAGCTAATTTTATTGCTGGTGGTACTTCTGCTGACCCTCTTGCTGGAATGAGTTCTGCGACTGTAACCGTTACTGTAGGTACAAATAGTTAAAAAAGACGCGATTAATATAATTGTGTGATTCATAATATATAGTTTGATTGGAGGAGAGGGAGTGATTAACCTCTCCTTTTTTATTAAAAAAATATGCAAATATTAACTACAAGTGGCACACGAATTATTAACTTTATACCAAGAGAAACAATTTCAGGTACTAAAACTTATAAATTAGTGATAAAGTCAGAAGCTCAAAATAAAGTTATAGCAACAGATAATGATGCAACATTTTCTGAACTGGATTACTATTACCAATATTCAACTACACAAGCATTAGTTGAAAACAATTACTATACTATTACAATCACCAATACAACAGATAACGCAATAATTTTTAAAGATAAAATGTACTGTTCAGACCAAACACTTTCAGATTACTCAATCAGTAATGGTGTTTATATAGAACAAAGTACAGGAGATAACAACTTTGTATATTATGGATAACTTACACTTAATACAATTAGGCCAATATGAAAGGCCAACAATTACAGAAGAACGTAATAGAAATTATGTATCAATAGGTGATGATAATAATTATTATCAAAGTTTGATTGATGCTTATATGGATAGCACTACAAACAATGCTGTAATAAATGGTATTGTTAATCAAATATATGGCAAAGGTTTAGATGCTACTGATTCTAATAAAAAACCAGAACAGTATGCACAAATGAGAACATTAATTAAACCTCACGACTTAAGAAATGTTTGTCAAGATTTAAAATTATTAGGTGAGGCAAGTTTTCAAATTACTTACAATGGTAATAAAATATCAGCAATAACACACTTTCCAAGAGAAACGTTAAGAGCTGAAAAAATGAATGATAAAGGTGAAATAAAAAACTATTATTATTCTGCTGATTGGAGCAAAGTTAATAGAAATACAAAACTAAAAAAGTTTCCTGTTTTTGGTAGTGGCGCACAAAATGAGATATATATTGTAAAAAGATATGTTACTGGTTTTTACTATTATTCACCAGCAGATTATAATACCGCCTATGCTACACTTGAAAACGAAATTGCTTGTTATTTAATTAACGATACACAAAATGGTTTTTCAGGTACAAAGGTTGTTAATTTTAATAATGGTGTACCAGATAGAGAAAAACAATTAGCTATTAAGAATGATGTAATGCAAAAGCTAACTGGTAGTTATGGAGAACGCGTAATTGTCGCATTCAATAATAATGCAGAAAGCAAAACAAGTGTTGAAAATATACCGCTTGACAATGCACCTCAGCACTATGAGTATTTAAGTACAGAATGTTCAAAAAAAATTATGTTAACTCATAGAGTTACTTCACCATTATTACTTGGTTTATCTTCTGCTAATGGTTTTTCAAGCAATGCTGATGAAATAGAGAACGCCTCACGTCTTTTTAACAACGTAGTTATACAACCATATCAAAACCTTTTAATTGATAGCTTAGATGCAATATTAGCGGTTAATGATATTAGTTTAAATCTTTACTTTAAAACTATTGAGCCATTAGAGTTTATGGAGTTGGATGAACTTGATAATGAAGAAAAAGAAGAGCAAACAGGTATTAAAGAAGAAGAAGAAAGCACAGAGCTTGAAATAATGGCTTCTAACGCTAAAAAAACTGCTTTAGATGAATTAATTGATTTAGGTATTGATGAAGATGAATTATTGAAAGATTATGAAATGGTTCATAGTGCTGAGGTTGATTATGATTTAGAGGAAGAACTTGATTTTGTAATAACTGAAATAAATAAAACTTCAAAAAAAGAGTTTGCAAGTACAGGAAGTGCAAAACCATATAGAGAGAGTGAACAGGATGGAACTTCAAAAAAGAAAACTGAAGAAGGCACTGAATTTTTAGTTAGATATATGTATGAAGCAGCACCTAACCCAGCAAGTAGCTCAAGAACATTTTGCGATAAAATGATGAGTGCTAAAAAAGTATATCGTAAAGAAGATATTATTGAAATGGGTAAAAAACCTGTTAATTCTGGTTTTGGTAAAGGTGGTTCTGATACGTATTCAATCTGGCTCTATAAAGGTGGTGCAAGATGTAATCACAGATGGACACGTAAACTGTATGCAAAAAAAGGCGGTAGAAGTTTAGGAGAAGCTATTAGTACAACACAAGCTATTAAAAGAGGTTTTAAACCTGAAACAAATGCAAAGAAAGTATCTATTGCACCAAAAAATATGAGATATGCTGGTTATACTGCTGCATATTGGAACAAAATGGGATATAAGAAATGAGTAAAGCACTATTTGTAACAAGACACGATATTTCAGTATTTACTGCTGCTAATGGTAATATAGATAATGATAAAATCTTACCATTTTTAAATCAGGCGCAAGATATACATATACAAAATTATTTAGGTACTGAGTTATATGTTAAAATACAAAATGAAATAGTAGCTGGCACTTTAGCTAATCCTTACTTAGCTTTGTTAAACGATTATATTAAACCAATGCTTCTACATTGGAGTTTAGTTGAATACTTACCTTATGCAGGTGTTAATATTTCAAATGGTGGTATATATACTAAGAATCCTGAAAATAGCACAGCACTAACAAAAGAACACGTAGACAGCTTAGTAGAAAGAAGCCGAACAACAGCGCAGTTTTATACGAATAGATTTATAGATTGGATGCAAAATAACGCAGCTGGATTAATACCTGAGTATTATAGTAATTCTCAAGAGGATATGTATCCAGATGATGTTGCAGATTTTGGAGGTTGGGTACTTTAAAAATATATTATGCCAGATAATAACATAGAATGGGGACAGGGTGGAGTAAACAACAACAACGATTGGGGAAAAGCAAAAGCTAATTCTACCAATAACTTTGGTGCTGTTTATGATAGTTCGCCAAGTGGTGATACTAATATTGCTGGTGGTTCACCTGTTGTATCAATAACCTATTCTGCAAGTGCTTTTTGTGCTGATGCAAGCGACCCTACACCAACTATACAAAACAACGCTGGAGCTGGTACATTTAGTTCTACTACTGGATTAGTATTTATTAGCACAACCACAGGTCAAGTTGATGTTTCTGGTTCAACTGCAGGAAGTTATCTAATTACATATACAGATACAGATTCTGCTACTGCTACATTTAACTTAACTGTTAATGCACTACCAACTGTTATTGTAAGTGTTTCTGCTGGTACAATTTGTAATGGTGAAAGTACAATATTAACTGCAAGTGGTGCTTCTACTTATGTATGGAATGATGGCAATACAGATAATCCAAGAACAGTATCACCAACAACAACAACTTTATTTACTGCTACAGGTACGGATTCAAATGGTTGTTCAAGTTCTGGTGGAACTACAATTACAGTAAATGCTCAAGATAGTGCTGCTTTTAGTTATGCTGCAAGTGCTTATTGTGCTAATGGTACAGACCCTACACCAACAATAACTGGTACTGCTGGCGGTGCTTTTACTTCTACTGCTGGATTAGTTATTAATAGTGGAACTGGTGAAATAGATTTGGATGCTTCTACAGTTGGAACTTATTCAATTACTTATACGACTACAGGAGTTTGTCCAGCTAACCAAAGTACAAACATTACAATTAACGCTGCTGACAATGCTGCTTTTGCTTATTCTGCGAGTAGTTACGAACCAACAGATGCAGACCCAACACCAACTATAACTGGTTTAACAGGTGGAACGTTTAGTGGAACTACTGGTTTAGTAATTAATTCAACTACTGGTGAAATAGATTTAAGTGCTTCTACTGTTGCAAGTCACACTATTACTTATGATACTACTTCAAGTGGTTCAAGTGTTTGTCCAAATACATCTACACAAACAGTAGATATTGCTTTAGCTGGTATTGCTAATAATTACAGTATGAGCTTTGATGGTTCGGATGATTATATAGATGCTGGAAATATTTCAGCACTAAACGGAGCTACGCAAGCAACTTGGTCTTGTTGGTATAGAAGAACAGGTGGCGGGTCTACTTATTTTATGGGTAATTGGGGGAATGGAGCAA